CAAAGTTTTATTAATGCAAGATATAACAAACGCAGCACTCGAAACAATGAGTTATGATCCAGATGAATTACATAGATTATTTTACACTGGAGCGACGAGAGCGAAGCGTGAATTGCACGTCTTGGACCCAAGAGATTTTGATCGGGCTTATATACTATGAGTAAAGTATGGAATAAACAACACGGCGGGAGTCACTACCAAAAGTATGTTATACAGCCCAGTAAATTTGTAGTTGAAAATAAACTTTTATATCCAGAAGGATGTGCTATAAAATATATTATAAGGCATCAAGATAAAGGCAAGAAACAAGATTTGTTAAAGGCCATACATTTTATCGAGATGATAATTGAAAGGGATTATAAGTGAGAAGCACACAGATACCTCTGTTTACACCAGAGACCGAATGGGTTATGCCAGAAGAACTAAAAGATCTTCGTGGTTGTAAAGAAATAGCAATAGATTTAGAAACTAATGATCCACACCTAAAAGACCTAGGTTCTGGTAATGTTACCGGAAAAGGGCACATTGCAGGCATTGCGGTGGCCGTAGAGGGCTGGTCAGGGTATTTTCCTATACAGCACGAGTCTGGTGGTAATATGGACAAAAAATTAGTTTTATCTTGGTTACAAGATATCTGTAATCAACCAGATACTACCTTTATATTTCACAATGCAATGTATGATATCTGTTGGTTAAGATCAGCAGGTGTAATAGTCAAAGGTAAAGTAGTTGATACTATGATAGCAGCGTCT